CCATTTACGATCCGGAAATCGTAGACGGACATGTTTGCATCCACTGGTCCGTACGCGTTTCCAGGGACGTGACACGTATAGTTGCCATCGGGCGGGACAAATGTCGTGTTTGATGACGTTGCTGTCGCGTTCAGAACGCCGTTGACATACATGCGTCCCACGACCGGTGTCGAGTTACTAAATGTAAAGACGATGTGATCCTTTCGGCCCGCGACCCACGCGGCTCGGTTTCCTGTATACCCCGCAACCTGTGGAATGTTAACGAACGTTGACTGAGCCGATATATTTGAATTATATGCTGCAAAAATTGTGTCTGAAGAGCCGGTCTGTCGAGCATACGCGACGACATTGACGTTCGACGTGAGACGGCACGTCCACAGCCCTTCGCCTCCATAGGGAGCTGCCGTGTACATGAAGTACGTCGACACTGTGAGACCCGTCGTCGCCGGTGTCAAGTGTATACTTGTTCCAAAATTTGTAAATGTAAAACTTCCCACGTTCGAGTACGTCGTTTGACCTTCTACGCTCGTGTCGGGTTGGCGCCCTGCGGTGTACACGTTCGAGCTTATCACGTTGCCCAAAATGGAGGCGGCGGCGCTCGGTAGTGTATACGTCATGTAAGTCTTGCCGCCACCGGACGTCGTGAGGTACGCACGACCGCCCGCTTGTGACGTAAAACTCATCTCTAATAAACTCTGGCACTTTATTAGAGATGGGCTACAGCAACGTCCAGGGAGCCCTGAACGTCCTGTCGAGCACGTCGACCCAAGACCTCGTGGTCAGAGGGGACACGGTCCATTTAGGAAACCTCACGGCGGCGGCCGGGTATCACAACTTCGGAAACCTCACGGCCGCCAATCTCACAGTCACTGGTAATTTCACAATCACTGCGACCAACACACAGACCACGAACTCCCTGACGATCACCAACGCAGAAACGGCCACGGCTCTCAAGGTGATTCAGAATGAGACTGGTCTTGGTGGCCTTGTACACAATGTCGCCGAGTTTTACGACGGTGCGCTCCTGGCCATGGTGATCGACCCCTTTGGCAACGTTGGGATTCACGTAACCTCCAGCCCTGGATACTCTATGACCGTCGTCGGGGGGGCACTCGTCGATACCCTGACTTCCCAATTGTACTTTGGAAATGCCTCTGGACTTTCCAACCTCAATTCCTCGAACCTCACGGGCGCCCTCACCTCCCTCCAACTTTCAAATACCCAATCAAATATCACATCGTTAGGAACCCTCGTGAACCTCAACGTCTCTGGCACGGCCAACATCGCAAATGGATGGTTCACGACCGCCAACGTCACGGGTGGTCTCGGCGCCAACACCGCATTCTTCAACCTTCTCAAGACCAACACATCGAACACAAGTTTTCTCAATGCATCGAACGCCGCCGTTTCCAACTTGCTCTGCTCGAACCTCAACGTCTTGGCGACGGCGAACATGTCGGCTCTGACCGTCACGGGAATCTTGAACGGTGGTCTCCTCACTGGAAACGCCTCGGGCCTTTCGAACATCAACTCCTCAAACCTTGTGGGCAATGTGGCATCGTCCAACGCGGCTCTCGTTGTGACTCACCCCTCCCAACCCAATATCACGTCCGTGGGTGTCCTGAGCGCCCTGACCGTCGCTGGAATTTTTCAGGCGGGTCTTTTGTCCGGAAATGCGTCCGGTTTGTCGAATGTGAACGGTGTGAACGTCTCGACCGTCCCTACGTCCGGAGTTGTCACCAACCCTTCGCAAGGGAATATCACATCAGTGGGTACTTTGACCTCCTTGACCGTGTCTGGGGTCTCACAGGCGGGTCTGTTCGTCGGTAACGCCTCTGGTCTCTCCAACGTGAACGGTGCGAACGTCTCGACCGTCCCTACCGCCGGGGTCGTAACCAACCCCGCCCAAACCAATATCACGTCCGTGGGGCAGTTAACATCGTTAACTGTGGCTGGAGTCTCTCAGGCAGGCCTGCTCGTCGGGAACGCATCTGGTCTGTCCAACTTGAACTCTTCAAATTTAGTCGGTAACGTCGCCAACGCCAACGTCTCCCTCGTCGTCTCTCAGCCTTCTCAACCCAACGTGACCTCCGTGGGAACCCTGACCTTCCTGACCGTCGCGGGAGTTCTACAGGCGGACCTCCTCACCGGAAACGCCTCGGGTCTGTCCAATGTGAACGGCTCGAACGTCTCGACCGTCCCAACCGCCGGGGTCGTAACCAACCCTTCTCAAGGGAATATCACGTCCGTTGGGCAATTAACATCGTTAATTGTGTCAGGAATCTCGCAGGCCGGCCTGCTCGTCGGTAACGCATCAGGTCTTTCGAACATCAACTCCTCGAACTTGGTGGGTAACGTCGCCAACGCCAACGTCGCTCTGGTCGTCTCCCAGCCCTTCCAACCCAACATCACGCAGGTGGGGACTCTGACCGGTCTTTTTTCAAGTGGGAACGTTACAGCCTCTTTCTTCACCGGTCAAGGAAACGGCCTCACGAATGTTCTGAGCTCCGTGCTCGTTGGTAATGTGGCGAACGCTAACGTCGCTCTGGTCGTCTCACAGCCCCTCCAGCCCAACATCACGCAGGTCGGGACTCTGACGGGTCTTTACTCGTCGGGTAACATCGCAGCCACCTTCTTTACTGGACAGGGCAACGGCCTCACAAACGTCCTGAGCAGTGTGCTCGTTGGTAACGTCGCCAACGCCAACGTCGCCCTGGTCGTCTCTCAGCCTTCTCAGCCCAACATCACCTCTGTGGGTACTTTGAGCTCCCTGACCGTCTCTGGGGTCTTACAGGCAGGCCTGCTCGTCGGGAATGCGTCCGGTCTGTCAAATGTGAACGGCGCAAACGTCTCGACCGTGCCGACGTCCGGGGTCGTAACAAACCCCGCCCAGACCAACATCACGTCCGTAGGGCAGTTAACATCGTTAAGTGTGTCGGGAATTCTAAACTCAAATCTCTTCACGGGGAACGCATCGGGTCTCTCCAACTTGAACTCTTCAAATTTGGTGGGTAACGTCGCCAACGCCAATGTGGCTCTGGTGGTTTCCCAGGCTTTACAGCCCAACATCACGCGCACTGGGACGCTCACGGCCCTGAACGTCGCGGGCGTCTCCAACTTGACTGACGTGTACGCAACTGGATTCACGTCAAACTCAACAAATACGACGTTCAATTTCGACACTTTGACCATCCCTTTCGTTTCAGCCACGACGCTCAACGTCTCGTCCGTCTCCAACATAGGAATCATATACGGACAGGGTAACGGAATTTCTAACGTCCAGAGTTCCGTCCTGGTCGGTAACGTCGCCAATGCCAATGTGGCCCTCGTCGTTTCCCAACCGGCCCAACCCAACATCACGTCCGTCGGCACTTTGAGCTCACTTTCCGTTCAAGGAATTTTATCCTCAAATTTGTTCGTCGGCAACGCCTCCGCCCTGTCCAATATAACCGGCTCGAACGTCTCGACCGTCCCTACGGCGCAATCAGTGACCGTTGCTTCGCAACCCAATATCACGTCGGTAGGCACCTTGACCTCCCTTTCTGTTCAAGGAATTTTGAGTTCAAATTTGTTTGTAGGAAACGCATCGGCTCTGAGTAACCTGAATACCGCAAACGTGACTATAGGCGCCTTTTCCGCGTCCCAGCTCCAGTCGGCTCAAGGGAATATCACTTCGGTCGGGACTCTCACGGGGCTGACCGTCTCGGGCAACTCCAACCTCCAGACTATCAACGTCGCGAGCATCGCCACCCCTGGCGTCATCCCCGTCTCCTCCGGCCTCTTCATGAACTTGAACGCAACTTATACCCTAAATTCCACTGGAAACTGGTCAGGTAATATAGCAGGTTCGATCACGTCCAACCTCTTCACGCTCTTCGCCCCGAATCCCGTGGCCTCATGGACCACCTACGGCTCCAACCCCCTGATCACCGGACCGACGGCCAACGGTGGCTTCCGCTTCAATCAGACCGGCCCGTACCAGTTCACGGTGGTTCTCACGTCAGACAACAACATCAAGACCGTGGCGCTCTCGAGCAACACTTCAGACGTTCACTCGAACCTCGCGAACCCAGGTGTTTGGCTTTATTGCTACCGCATTTCCGTGGGTCAGGATCCGTCCGTGCCCGTTCAGATCCCGTTCTACGTCGATTCCACTGCCAAGTACTACTTCATAGATTTCGAGGCTATGAACAAAGCTGATAATATTCACAGAACCGCTTATACCAACGTGACTGCCGAGGGGTACACGGGTTCTTACGTGACTCTCAGACCGGTCTAGAGAGGGAATCTGTAAGATTCAGGAAGGGCCGCTTCGCGTCCCGACGTTTTCACATGGTGTTTCCCCAAGGGCAGAGGACCACTACGTGGTCCGCGACTCGTGCCGAAGAAAAAACCTCTGTAAAAAGTAATATGCCCGTCATCACCAATTTTGGTGATGTGGCCACCACGGGCAATACGTTGCTGTTTGGAAACCTCACGGTTCTCAACACATCGACGGTACTATCAGGAAACCTTTTACCAAATGTTTCAGGCTCGTCAAATCTCGGCCAACTGGGTTCCCAATTCGGCTCGGCTTTCGTCCGCTCTATCAACGCCCTCAGTATCAACGTCACGACCCAGGCCAATGTGGTGTCCCTCAACGTCTCTGGCACAACCTTTTTGATAGGCGCAAACATCGTCACGGCCAACGTCACTTCTGGAAATATCACAACCGCCAACGTCTCTTCTTCCCTCAACGTCTCTGGCACAACCTTTTTGATCGGCGCGAATATCGTCACGGCCAATGTCACTTCTGGAAATATCACAACCGCCAACGTCTCTTCGTCCCTCAACGTCTCTGGCACAACCTTTCTGATCGGCGCAAACATCGTCACGGCCAACGTCACCTCTGGCAATATCGCTAGCGCGAATATTGCCTCCCTGAACGTCTCTGGCACAACCTTTTTGATCGGTGCGAATATCGTCACTGCCAACGTCACCTCTGGCAATCTCGCAACCGCCAACGTCTCTTCGTCCCTCAACGTCTCTGGCACAACCTTTTTGATCGGCGCAAACATCGTCACGGCCAACGTCACCTCGGCCAACGTGTCGACAGGGAATGTCTCCACCCTCAACGTCGCGACCCTTTCTGCAACCACTCTGAACATCACATCCGCCTCGAATCTTTTGGGTACGACCAACGTCACGACCCTGAATGTCTCTTCGGTGCTCAGCGCCTCGTCCCTCAACGTCACGACCGCCTCGAACCTTTCGACGACCAACGCCCTTACCATGAACGTCACGACCCTTTCCGCCTCGTCTCTCAACGTCACAGCCGCCTCGAACCTCTCGGTGTGTAACACCTCTACCCTGAACGTCTCCGGAAGTTCGATACTTTTTCAGGCGAATGTTCTCACCGCCAACATCACCTCTGGAAATGTCCTTACGGCTAACGTCACGAGTCTCAACGTCTCGGGCACTGCGTTCTTGTCCAACGCCAACGTTCTGACGGCCAACATCTCTACGGGCAACATCGTGTCCCTCAACGTCACGGGCGACGCGAACATCGCCAACTTGCGCATCGCCTCCAACCTCATCACCAACAACATCATCATGGCCTCGAATCTCTCTACCAATTCGGGATTTGGCAACGTGTACCTCACGGGCAACCTCGTCGTCAACGGCAACATCTTCTCGTCGGGTGGCTCAGTCGGTTCCGGTTCGGGAACGTCCCAGGGCGTTCTCTTCACATACGCCGCGTCCAATACCCTCCCCGCCGCCTTTGCGACCGGTACGGCCGGTCCAGGCATCGCTGGTTACCACCTGAACCTCACGGGGTTCACGCCCGAGGCGACCCAGTCCGTCACCCAGTTCACTTACAATTCGGGCATGCTCAAGTTCACCACCGCAGGTCTGTACCAAGTGACCTGCGTCATCGCGGGCGACCAACCCGCCGTCAAGGTTGCCGTCGGTAAGACGTCTTCCGCGACTTTCCCCCCGGTCGTGACGGCCACCGCAGGTTACGACTACGTCTACAATTACCCGACGGGCGCTTCACCTTCCCACGTCGTCACCTTGCCCCTGACCGTCACGGACACGAGCGTGTACTATTACCTCGACGTGTTTCTGTCGACCGTCGCTGGTACTCCTTCCGTCCTTTACCCTACCCGCTCCACGACCGCCGCCGGGTCTGCGTACGGCACATACATACAGGTGGCCCCTTTTGGCAATTACCTAACCTCCGCAACCGGCGTCGCCTCTGCTCTGTTGGCCAATTGCGTGGGGTCTTCCAATTTGTCGGGCGTTTACTCGTCGAACGCGTACCGCCTTACTCTGACCTCCGCAAACGGCTGGACCGTCAACGGAACTTCAACCTCTTTGGCAGTCACGGCCAATGGCAATTTCCAGGTGAATCAGACTGGAATTTATGAAGTGAATTTGTGTTTGAATGCCGTCGGTAACACGCCCGTTCAGTTTCAGGTTGGGTCGCTCGCGAGTGACACGCTTGCGCCCGGAACAACTACGCCAGCGTACTTGTTCTCTTATGCCCCCATGTATACCCAGGACCCCACGACCGCCATCCAGCTTCCTCTCAACATCACAAACGTCGCCAACGTTTACTTCGTCGAGTGTTCCTTCCCCGGAACCGTCACAGGTAACGTCGCTCTTTCGAACGTCTCGACCTTTGTCTCCATCAAACCTATCGGCGGCTACATCTCCACCGGAACCGACCCATGGATCCAGCAGGGTACTTCCGTCTACTATAACGGCGGCCCCGTCGGTATCGGTGGTGTCATCCCCACATCTCTGACAGAGACCCTGACGGTCAACGGCAACACCTCTTTCGTGGGCAACGTGACTGTGACTTCGGACGCCTCTGGTAATGCGTACGTCCTGGCCGACCGCGTACCGACCGGATCGCTCCACGTCTCTTCGTACGTCACGGGGTCCGTGCCCTTGACCACGACCACAAATTTGATCCAGAATTACTTGAGTAATGCGGCGAGCATCCGTTCAAACACTTCAACGGGGACGATCACACAGGCGCTTTATGTTCCGGGGGGTTCCTATAGTAACACGGGTGTCAACTTCGGAAACGGACATTCGTTGCGTTTCTCAAATCTTGCAGCCTCAAATCTGTTCATGGAGACGTGGGTAAACTTGGCGGGTATTGGGAGATTCCAGAATATCATCAATCGGTCAATTCCCGGTGGCGTAGATTTCGGCATTTATATTCATAGCGGAAACTATATCGTATTTCAGGTATCTAACGCGACCACAACAGTTACGGCTCAGACGGGAAGCTTGACGGCTGGGCCATGGGTTCACTTGGCCGCATCATACCATCGTACAAGCGCGACTCAGGGTACCTTATATGCTTTTGTGAACGGTGCTGCCAGCACGGCTGTGCCGTTCGGGTCGCCGACAGGTTCACAACCAGTCTTTTCATCGACGGCGAATATCTACCTGTTTCACGATAATAATAGTACGGCGTACTTTTCCGGCAACGTCGCCGACGTTCGCGTCATGACCGGCTCCATCGTCCCGGTGGCAACCTTCACGCCCCAATCCGCCCCCTTCACGACCGCCCCGACCTACCGTACAGGTATGGACACGGGCTACACGTCCAACCTGACCTTGGCGCTCAACAGCCAGTACTTCCCGGGCGCCTCGACCTCGCCCTATGGACCTTGCTTGACGTTGCCGGGGACGGTGGGGTCTTATTACTCGCAGAGCACGACTGCGCTCAACACGCCTCTCAACTCGGGGTTCACGATCGAGGCTTGGGTCAACTACGCGAGTTTGGCTAATTCTTCGGCAACTTCGGGAACGATATTTAAAGCATCCCCGACGTCCTCACCTGCAGCTTACGATTGGTTCCTAGGGCCTTCATCAACCACTGGCCAATTTACATTTTTATGGAGTGCGGCCTACGGAACGAATTACAGTTTAACTACATCAGGAACAATCACAACCGGTTCATGGAATCACATCGTTTGCCAGGCCAACAACACTGGTTATGTCAATATGTTCATTAATGGTCAGATTCAGACACTGACCGCAACCGGTTTTTCGGGTTCTGGAACCGCCGTCGCTCTGAACATTTCCGTACCTGCGAATCAATACTCTGGCATCACAGTCGGTCAGTACAACAACGTCCAAGGCCCCAACTTCGCCCTTGCCAAAGCCCGCGTTCTCTTCGGCGCCAACACATACACCACGACAACCTTCACACCCTCCCCCAACCTCGGTGCAATTCCAGCGGGTGGTACGGTCGCCTGGTCTTTGGACACTCAGTACCCTCTGCCAACCTACCCGAGCATCCAGGACGTCACTCCGATCGCACTGCAAGCCAGTGCTTATGGCGCCGTCCCCACGCCCATCGGCGGAGTCACATCAAACGTGCTCAGCCCCTACTCGACCACGTACCCGCAGCTCGACTCGATCCGTTTCGACGGCACCGGGTACATCGATTACGGCAATGCGGCGTCTTCGGTGCTCACGACCAACCTGTGGGCGAACGCGTGGACTATTGAGGGGTGGGTGTACCTGAACAGTTATCCAAACACTCCTGTTTTTGTGCGCGAACCATATACAACAAATTCAGGATCAGACTTCGCCGTTGGTCTAAATAGTTCAGGAGTTCCGTATATAAACTCAAATGGCGGTGTGTTGATTATAGCCGGTACTGCAATTCCCCTGAGCACTTGGACGCATCTCGCAATAACTTATGATGGCGCAAAGTCTAACATTTATCAGGGAACATCCGGAACGTCATCAACAGTTGCATCGGCTACTCCATCTGGTTCAAATATGATTTATACACCAACATCCAATTTCAGGATTGGTGGGTCGGTCTCAGCTGGGCAGATTGTCGGCAACCTCGCCGACGTCCGCGTGTCCAACGTGGCTCGGTACACCGGCTCGACGTACACAGTTCCCAACGTGGCGGACGGCTCGGCTCCGTTCGTGACCGACCGTAACACTTTGCTCCTCCTCAAATCTCTCGCCGGTCAAACAGGAACCACATTGGAGGTCCAGGGCCGCGGGCTCAACGCAGTTTCATTGGGTGCGACGAGATCCGTACAGAGTTACCCGCCGGCGCCCATGTCGTCTTATTTGCTCGATACAACTTCGAATGCCTCCGTCACGTACGGGCAGGGGAAGTACGTGGCGAGTGCGAGTAGTGAGTATTTCAATGGAGCTTATCCAGTATGGGCGGCATTTGATAAGAGTACAAGTCTCAGTGCAATTTACGGAGGTGGAACAATATATTCATATTGGACAAATGGTTCGCAATTATATAGTGCGACAACCGGACTATATACAGGGCCGTTAACAACTGTTGATACTTTAGGAAACGCATACCTTGGAGAATGGCTTCAGCTCCAAGTTCCCGTTTCAACGCTTCTTTCAAACTATGTCATGTCCGTCCGTTCGGATTACGTACACCAGTCACCGTCTAAATTTTGGATTCTAGGATCTCGTGATGGCCTCAATTGGACTTTAATGGATTCACGTTCTGGAATTTCATGGGCTTCGGCCACACAAACGTTCACTGTGGGTGCAACGCAGGCATATAACCTTTTTAGGGTTGTTGTAAACTCTACTACCAATGGTCTAGGAACGGCGAATTTCATGACAATCCTGGAATGGACCCTCAACGGCACCGAAGAGTCCCTCTGCGTGACCAACGACTCCAAGGTGGGCGTCGGCATCGCCAACCCGCAGCGCGCCTTGGAGGTTGCCGGCGACTTGGTCGTCTCGGGCACGATCAGTGGAGGCGCGGGCATGGGCGCCTTCAGGAATCGGATCATCAACGGCGACATGCGGATCGCGCAGAGGGGGACGAGTTCCACCACGGTCGGGTACGCTACGGTCGATCGGTGGGGATCAAGCTCTTCTGTTTCAGGTGGCACTATAACACAGTCCCAGCAGACGCTGGTCGCGGCAGACACGCCATACCAAATGGGTTTCAGGAACTCTTTGCGCTATACAGTGACGACGCCACTCACGGGTGTGGCTTATGAGTATCAGCAGCAAGTTATTGAAGGGTACAATGTTTCTGACCTCAATTGGGGTACGTCGTTTGGAACGCCGATCACCGTCTCGTTTTGGTTCAGGTCAAACGCACCCACGGGAAGTACTATGTGTTCAAGTATTGTACCGGTAGGTTCTGGTGTGAACGGTCGTTTCACGTTCAATTTCACTCTCAATTCATCTGGTACATGGCAATACGTGACCGCCACAATCCCGCCGCCACCAACCGCTCTGGGGGCAATGGTGGGTGGGACCGCCGCCGCCCTGGTTCTTCATATTCACTCGATGTACGTTACCTATCTCACATCCACACCGGGGTCTTGGGAGACGGGGGCTGCAGTGTATAACATCGGTTCGACGGGGGCGTATCAGTGGTGGAACAACGCCGGCAATTACATCGAGTTCACAGGCGTCCAGCTCGAGCGCGGGACCGTGGCTACGGGTTTCGAGCAACGACCATTTGCTACTGAGCTCGCTCTTTGCCAACGCTATTACTATCAGTGGAGCTCGGCTATTTCCGGCTCGTACGGCGCGTTCGGCTTCGGTGTGCAAAGCGGGTTTAATCAACTCAATTTCATCGTCCAGTATCCAGTGACCATGCGTTCCAATCTCAATTCAACGGCCAACTTTTCAAATAGTGCAATGTCCACATTCCAATTAAACTCGGGTGGTGGCGCACCTGGCACTCTCAACTCTTTTGCATTTCAGACGGACTCGAGCACTCCCCATACGGGTAGGTTTGTGATTAATACAGGAAGTGCTGGAACCGCCGGCTTGTCAATCGAGATCAGGGCCAACAACACAACAACCGCCTTCCTCGGCTTCAGTGCGGAGCTTTAGCGCGTAGGCCCTTTTCCAAGCGTTTACACGCTCCTTGTTCTTTTCACGGCAGGCCCTCGCCTTTTCCCTTTCGGCCTCGACCTGTTCTTCGGTCGGTCGGGCATCGAACGGCTCCCCGTGCCATCTCCACACGTACCCATTCGACTGAGAGTACTTGAGTGAGCAGCAGTCCCTGACCCTATTCACCCCCGTCGCTCTCACCGACTCCCACGTCTTCACGAATGTCCCGTCGAGTGTGTATTGGTCCACGGGTTTCATGGTGGTGCGTTTCGCTTCTCGAATGTGTTGTTTCTGTTCATCTGTATGAGACCGACTCATGTTTGGACTTGCACGCTGGCCTTCACTTATCCGACGCGCGTGTTCTTCAGAAAGCTTGACGCCTGTGTGTGAAATCTTGTTCGCCTCGCTTATCCTGAGCTTCGTCTCTTCATTCTGCTGAAACGCGTTCCCACCCGTCTGAAGGTTGTATCCGTTCGGGGCGAGAGTCCTTCGTTCAGAAATCTCCTTGACTTCTCGGTCGTTCAATTCCTCGTTTGGAATCTCACAAATTACCGAAAATTCAAACTTGTCGAGTCCATGACTGGCAAATGCAAACTTGAGGATTCCGTCAGGTCTCCTCTTGTGTTGACTCCAACGATGAGAGACCAATCTCCGTCTCGTCTGCCCCACGTAGCACTTGCCATTCACGGTGTTTCGTATCTGGTATATGAACCCCATGTCTTACCTTGGCCTGAGATAATTATTCGGAAGCGTCCTGAGACACTTCCTTCTGCTTGGCTCTGTACCGGGCCTTGGCCTTCCGGTCGCGCTCCAATTTCTTTCTGTGCATCTCCTCTTTCTTGGCCTTGTGGGCCATCCAGAGATCGTACATCTCCTCGATCGGCTCACCCTTGTACGTCTCCATTGATCCTTCAGCCTATTATTTTCATAAGCTATTTCAGCAATGAGCCAGGTCCTCGTAATTCTGGATTCAAATACCCTGTCCGTCGTCGATTGGTACTTTAGCGACTCACCCATCGTTCCCGTCACCCCCGGTATACGCCTCGAGGTTCCAGAAGGTCTGACGTGGGACACCGTGAAGGGCGTTCAGGACGGTGATCAGGTCACGCTCGTCGCAGACTCGGCCAAGGTTCAGGCCAAAACCGCCGCCGCCTGGACCGCCCTCCGCACCGAGCGCAACGCGAGACTCGCCCAGAGCGATTGGGTCGCTTTGTCTGACGCGCACCTCAGCCAAGACAAGAAGGACGCCTGGTTCGCCTACAGGCAGGCCCTGCGCGACCTGCCGGACGAGGTCACGGACGAGCAGGTCACGAGTTCTGCGAACTCGGTCCCCTGGCCCCCGGCTCCAGGAACTAGCGTTCCTGTCGCTCCCGTCACTGGCTCGCGTCTCTCCAGTCTCTTGACTCACGCGGAGGT